GCAGCAGCCTTGGCTTTATTAACTACACCCTTAGCTTGAGCCATCATACCAGGTGCAGCAGCCTTGGCTTGGTTAGCTGCAGCCTTGACCTGAGCCATCATACCGGGAGCAGCAGCCTTGGCTTGGTTAGCTGCAGCCTTCGCCTTGGCTTGGAGTTGTGCCATCATACCAGGGCCCTGAGCCTTGGCTTGATTAGCTGCAGCCTTCGCCTTGGCTTGGATTTGTGCCATCATACCAGGGCCCTGAGCCTTGGCTTTGGCTGCCATAGCTTGACCTTGAGATTGTGCTTGCTTGGCCATCGCAGCTCCCTGCTTTTTCATCTTATTCATAAAAGATCCAGCTTTCGCCTTTTTGGCTGGAGCCATTTAGTATTTACTGACATTTTTTATTACATTTATTTTTTAGACTTCTTAGATTTCACACGACGTATGGGTTTAGTTAACAATATATGGTAAATTCCCTGGGCTTCTTTCAGTAATTTCCCCTGTATCCGCACAAACGCAGACCGATCCATATTTAATCGATCTTTCGCCTTCTTAACAGAGTGGTTCCATAACGCTATGGTCATTCTTAATTAGTACATAGATTTTTTACTGCTTGAGAAGTTTATCGTACGCCTTGGTTCCCTCCTTGGGAACACGGTGGAACTTACCATCCTTGGATTTCGCCTTCGCCGCATCGACAAACGCCTTGAATGCGGTGGTCTTGTAAGACTTCTTCGAAGCCTTGCTCGCCGCCTTGGAGATAATACGCCCATCCTTCATCTTGAGGTCCTTTTTGACGAGACCACCACTGGTTTGGGTAGCGGTACCATGGAATACTTCTGCACGAGAACCAACAGTCATTTATCTTATGCTCTGAAAATTTTTTTGATATCCAATATGGAAATTTTATCAGTAATTCGATTCACGGGAATTTGTGTTTTAACCCGTTCGTCATTCAGGACTTGAGAACAAACCAATGATTTATGGCCCTGAAGCGCCATCATTTCTTCTTCAACGCTAACAAACCGTGGACATTCTTTGTATACCAGTTTTTTTACAAAAACTGGATAATTTTGTCCTGTGCGATGACTCCGACCAATAGCCTGAATTTCGGTGGCTGGATTCCATGCGGGTGCGGTAATGTATACTCTCGTAGCCTCCTGGAGATTGAGACCCTGGCCACCACTTTTGATCTGAATAATAAAAACAGCTCCTGGTGGTGCACGTTTAAACGCATTAATTTGGTTAACCCTGTCATCTCTCGAAACTGACCCATCGATTCTGAAAACTGGACATTTTAAGGTTTTCTGAATATGATTCATTTCACCACGGAATTGACAGAATATGAGACTCTTTTCCTTTGGGTGCTCGTCAATCAAACTGAATAGGGTCTCCATCTTCTTCGAACGTCCTGTCCATTTCGTTGGTGAAACACCGTTTTTAGAAGCCACCCCATCGAGATACATTTGTGGCCAAATCATACATTGTCGAGTGCGTAGAAGACACTCCAAAATGACCATGTTTTTGGAATTCAAACTCACTGTATCTTTGAAAACGTCTTTGATAACATCCTGTGCCTCCAAAAAAACGTATTCGTAGAGTGCCTTTTCTTCTGGAAGCATATCAATTTCAACATTTTCAAAGTGACACGGTGGTAATCGTAGGCGTTCACTGATTTGTGCGAGATCTTCTTTGGTTCTTCGCAGAATGTAAATATCTTTGATATCTTTGGTCATGGCCTGAACACTTGATTTGTCAAAACCAAAGAATACACAAAGGGATACAAAATCGTTCATTGAGTTAAATACAGGTGTACCCGTGACAATCCACTTGATAGTCGAGTGTAGACGACACACACTCTTGAACAGTTTTGAAGATTTGTTTCGTATTTCGTGTGCTTCATCCAAGATGACTCGGTCCCACTGCACATGGTGTATGGGTGTTACACCACCATCCTCGGCACCCTTTACAGTGAGAACGGTGTAAGGTGCGATCGTGATGTTACACGAGTGATTGATCTTTCTATCTGGTCCGTCATACACGTTCACAGATAAATTGGGTGCAAACTTTCCAATTTCTTCATGCCATTGTGTGATAATAGATTTGGGTACGATGATGAGTGTGCGTTGTTTCGGATTTCCAAGCATTGTGGAAATAAGCTGCACGGTCTTACCCAGACCCATTTCGTCGCACAGAAACCCACCCTTGGGTCCCGATTCCTGATTTTCCATGTTGAGCATCCACAATACACCCTCCTTTTGGTATGGTGAGAATAGACGACCATTTAGGGTCCTTGTTGCCAAGGTGTATTGATCTTCAATCATCGTGATAGAAATCTTCGTCGGAAAGTACTTCTATTTCACAGACAACTGGTTCAAGTTCCTTTTTCTTACGAGTCTTCTTCAACTTAGGTGGTGGGAGTTCATCGATATGTTCCCGGAAATAGAGAACTTTTTCCCAAAATTCCTTCATAATTGGGAAATTGGTTTTCCACCATTCAGGGTCCCGTTTAACATTTACAACATCAAATTCTTCCGGTTTAGGCCAGTTGGTCTCAGCTGGCTTGTATTGTATGAAGTCTGCCTCTTCCAAGTCTAAAATCTCCATACATAACTGAAGCTGGGGCATATAATGAATGGGTACTTCCCCAGGTACAATCTGTCGCATAGGAGGGCATTTAATCTCCACAAGTTTTCCAGACTCGGATACACCATCAGGACTCCCACCGAGCCATTTATGTACGGGGTGGGGACATAGACCGAGTTCATGGACAACTTCATTGTGTCGTTCTTCATATAGGATGCGCGCCTCATCCTCATACTTCTCACCGTGTCGTGTAGCTGCGTTACCGGTAAACTTTTCACCGAGTCCACATTTTTTTAGTAAGAGTTCCGCGGGTGTCTCATATTTGTTCACACCAATGGCTGTGGCTGCATCTGATGCGGTCAACATATTTCCACGGAGAGCAAGCCATTCTTCAGACTTCTGTGCAGCGAACTCAATTTCCAGAAGGGCTTTTACATTGGGGTGCATCTTAAATAGTACTGAATCTAATCTTTTAAGCTAGACCCTGTCTTTTAAAGTGTTCTATTCTCTGAAAAAAGTGTTTCGCAGCTTCTTGTTCGGCGTGTTTTTTACTCTTTGCAGTACCTCGACTTACATACTGATTATCAATATATACATCAATGTAAAAAATACCATCTTGGTGACCAGCGACACGGTATTCGGGGAGTTGATGATTGTTCACTTGACAATGGCGCATGAGATGATCCTTAAAGTTATCATCAATCATTATAGAATTCAAGTCAATCATATCTGGGTCTGTATAAATCCGGAGTATGAATTCTTTGGCATGGAGGAGACCGAGATCCATGTAAAGAGCTCCGATCAGCGCCTCAAAAACATCTTCCAATATCTTTGGATTGTTATTCCATCCATTTCGCATACCTTTTTCATCCATGATAACCAATGCTTGTAGTCCCATCGTTTTGGCTATACTAGCTAGTGTTTCACCACGAACGAGCTTTGTACGAGCTTTCGTGAGGAAACCTTCTTGACGACTTTCATACCGATCAAACAAAAACTTAGTGATGACAAACCCGAGGACCGAGTCACCAATAAATTCCAGTGTTTCAAATGATTCAGTAAATTGTTCATACTCTTTTAGTGCGGATTTATGTGTAAAAGCCTTTTGGTACAAATCAAGATTTTTGATCTTTGTACCAACAAGTTGCTCGGTTTGTTCTTTCGTAACGAAAGTAACCATCTTGTTTATTATTGATATGTTTTATTTTTTTAAGCCTTTTCCTTCTTGATGTAGTGAGGGGAAAGGTACTTCTGGAGGTTGAGGTAAGTTACCACAACGTCAGCTGGGGGTGCGAGAAGAACCCGAAGTGTCTCGTCGAGGATGATCTGGCGACCGTTCTCGGGATGCTTGAGACCCTTTTCGAGGATGTACTTGTTGATGAACTTGGTCACCTCTGAACGGGAAATGAGCTCCTCACCTGGGAGAGCAAGGAATTCCCGCAACTTAGGCGTGATTTCCTGCTTTCGGTTAAATCCATTGTTCTCTGCACGCTTCTTCGCCTTTTCACCATCGGGATCTTCTTGGGTGTTCTTGATCTTACGGATAAGCTTGGTGAGGGTCTTCACCTCGGAACGAAGAGCAACGATATCGGTTTGAATGGTTTCAAGAGACATTATATCTATCTTACTCACTTAATCTTTAAGTCATGGAATACGAGAAAGAATAATGTAATTATCGTAAAGAAACCGAACAGGTAATCACGGGTAAAGAACATAGAGTCCTTTTTCTTATTAAGACTGGGCCTCTCTATAATTCGGAAAGGTTGTCCAGAACATCCACCAGCACAGCACGCGCTCGGGCATGGAGAAATATTGGGTCCCCTCCTCGCACCACAGAATTGCTTCTTCGTACCTTCGTACATGTAGCATCTACATTCGTCTATAATGCCACAGTCCATAATAATATATCACAATATAATAATGGATGAAAAGATTTACCCAAAAGAGACCATTGAAAAATTCATGAATGATAATTTACTTTTCAAAGATTCAAAACTCAAAAAATATTTCGATCGTAATGAACAGAGAGATTTGAGGAAGTTCAGGGACCGTGTCCACAGTACATATCCTGACAAAGGGTTTGAGAAGATGATTTATGTTTTTGTCACAGATTCTATCCGTGATATCATCCTTCAAACAACTGGAGAACTGACGGAATTTCTCAAATCGTCTGGTGATCTCATCATAAGTGGTGGAGAAGCTTTCAATATGTATGTAGAATTCAAAGATCGTATAGTCACGAGTGACATCGATGCGAAATTTGTCCCTCACATGAAAACGAATGCGAAATACTTTGGGAAACTCCAGGCTTTGAAACTACTCTTATGGAATAAACTTGGGGAAATATCCAGTCGCTTAAATACACGAATTAAAAACCGTATATTGGCTCAGAAAGGTAAGTTGACAAAGTTCCTTGGTGTGGGATTCAAAAACAAGGGGCCGTACGTTACCAGGAGGTACACACTCATCAAGAAAAAGAAAACTAGGGGGGATAACGACCCAGGGAAAGGTGACGTTTTTATCGATGTAGAGTTATTCGCGTTGGATCTCAATATTAGGTATTTGTCACCAAAAACTGGTAAAATTCAAGATTTCACGATGGGTGGTATCTTAGACATTCCATTCATGCGCCCAGATGAGTTTGGTTCAGATGTCGCTTTAACGCGGAAGAAGGGGATTACATACCGTAATGCCAGTACCGGAAAGATGATCGTAAACAATAAGATTTTTGTCGCGAGTAAAGAGTTCTTGATTGGGGACATTTATCTCATGCATAAACTCAAGTTGCGACCAGAAAAGAAAGAAAAGGATCGCCAACGTCTCATAAAACTTGGAAAAATGTTTAATAAGAGCGTGAAACAGAGTGATTCTATTGATGATATATTCAAAAAGGTTCGTAACAAGATCAAAAAGGTACCCACAGTGCGCATCAAATCTGGAAATGTTAATATCAAGAAAGCATCCGGTGTTAACCCGCGAAACTACAGTAAATTTACAACAGAACCCCTAAAGGAACGTTTATCTAAGCAGATGGTACATGGTATTAAGACAGTTATCCAGGGCACAAAAGTTGGAAACAATTACGAAAAATCATCAGGGAACAAACGTTTCAATGTGGAGACACTCAAATGGAAAACTATCACTAATAAGTCATATGTGAAAAATGAACAAAATTACAGGCCAAAGAATGCGCAAAAGTTCAATAAAAGTCTCAATATCAAGAAGACATTGTATGGGTACAGGGGGGACAGAAATGACTGGTTATCTAAATCAATTCTCGACAAGGCATCTAATATACCATTTGTTGGGTTAAAGAAATGAAACACAAATAGAGTATAAATGATTTTCGATACCCTCACCAAAGGTGAAGATGGCCTCCGATCTGTAAAAGTTCGTAATGATAATAAGCGTAAGGTTTTCGTTCAGTTGAATGGTGTTAAAATCTCGGACATTTCCGATGACATTCTTATTGACCTCGTATCTGAGGTGAATGCTGATAAGATCAGAGTAATCGATTCTGAAAATGTTACAGCCGCTCAAGAGAATGCGGTTGATTGGTTTGGTAAGGAGTTATCCGAAGATGTTATCAGGGGAGCTTATACACATAGTGCATCGGATAACCAGTTGAGATGCGATCGTATCGATGTCACCAAGATTTTCAATTCTCAACAGGAGGCTGTGGATTTTGAAACTCTCCAGAAGGATAAGTCGTGTGATGTGATTCTCGAATTTTCTGAACTTTGGTTCGCCAAGAAGTCATTCGCTTGCACATGGAATCTTGTTCAGGTCAGGCTTCACCCAGAGCCAATCATCGATACATACCCAGACGAATATGCATTTGTCGATGACGAATAAAAAAAATTTGTTACTAATATATAAAGATGATCGCTAATATGATTAAGCGTCACCAGTCTAAGATACTTACCCTCGTAGCTATTGCCGTTGTTGTCTACTTACTCACTACCCTTAACAAGACTTCCGACTACTCCATCAATGAGCGTGAGTATGTCGGCTTGGGTAGTGGTTCGGCCATCGGGCCATCTGCTGCACCCGTGAACGGTGGTATGCAGAAGGGTACCGGCCTCGCCTCCTCTCTCCTCCCCCGTGAGGTTGCTTCCGAGGAAGATTTCGGTCAGTTTGCCCCAGAAGACATCCTCAAGGGTCAAAACTTCCTTGAGCCCCGTGCCCAGGTTGGTTTCCCCGAGACTGTCGGTGGTGCCCTCCGTAACGCCAACCAGCAGATCCGCGCGGACCCCCCCAACGCTAAGGATCCCTTCGTGTGGAACAACTCCACCATCGTCCCCGATCTCATGCAGCGCAGTTTGTGTGCTTAAAGATTAAACTGTAGAAATAACATATGACTTCGGTTGGAACTGACCTTTCAGGTAACGTTTCCAAGCTTGTCGAACTTTCCAAACAACTTTCTGAAGCGAAAGCTGATATCAAAATCCTCAATCAAGAAGAGAAGCGTCTCAAGGAGAATGTGAAGAAACACATGGTTGAACAGGGTATTGATACCATTAACCTCAGGAAAGGTAAAATCAGCCTTCGTAAATCTGTTCGTACGGGTAGTATCAATAAAAATGCTATCAAAGATGGACTCTTGAAATTTTTCGGTGGCGACGAAGCAAAGGTTGAAGGAGCCTTAAATGCCATTAAAGATGGTCTTAAAGTAAAAGAATCAACTTCTCTCTCATTAACCGGTTTAAAAGATAAGCCCGAGAAAGAAGATAAGTAACTAACCATGGTTTGGAGCCAATATGTATACGAAGCCACTAACGGATTTGATCCCGACGTCAGTGATGACGAGGGGTTCAATAATGAACACACTCCTCTGAATATCGAAGACTGGGAAGTCGAATACTCAGATGAATTACAGTACATGTGGAATACTATCAGGACACTCCTATACGATGCACACATTGAACACACGGGGACATTTTGCGACTTTGTCGAGTTTTGTTATGAGGAACACGACTCTCCCCAGGAAGGGATCACATGTGACTATCAAGAAGAGATGATTCTCAATCATGTATGGAAAAGTCTCAGGCGCATCATAAATGATAATGGACTCCATGAGGAGATGATGCGAGGTGTTACCATCGACCATTTCGTTGATTTTGCTAAAAATTATATGCGTATATATTAAATGTTACCGGATATCACATCGCAAAAAGTTGCGATCCCTGCTGCTCTTTTTTTATCACTCAGCCCAGGTCTTCTTCTGACCACCGACGGCTCAAAACTATCTTTCATGAACAGGAAAACTGGTCAACTGCCCGTATTTTTCCACGCTCTCGTGTTCTTTCTAGTATACAGCCTAATTGCCAAAACAATGGGTATCGTACTCACCAAGACAGATCTACTCGTTACAACGGCTCTGTTCATCTTACTAAGCCCCGGTCTCCTGCTCACAATTCCAGCCAAATCAGGAGGTCTCTTCGCCTCTGGTCAGACGAGCATACAATCGGTGTTAACGCACACCGTTGTGTACGCCTTGGTGTTTGCGATATTGCGTCGCCAATTTCCTCAGTTCTATTAGATAGGGATATGAAGTACCTTATTCTGGGACCAGCGTCAATGGGACTATTTTCATTGATTGGCGCCCTAAAAATGCGAGAGTCTCAACTTGTCAATGTCAAGGAAATTTCAGGGTCTTCCGCCGGCGCAATATTAACTTTATTTTTGGCTATGGGGATGTCAGTAGATGAAATTCTAACCACGTCATTATCCATTAATATCCCCAATTTTGTTAAGATACGTTTGGGCTCCTTTTTTAACAAATTTGGATTTGTTGATATGGCTCCTATCCGTAAAAAGCTAGTGGAAATATGTGGTTATGACCCTACATTCAAAGAAGTCGATATGAAGATATACATCTCGGCATTTTGTATGAATACATCAGAAACTGTGTATTTTTCAAAGGATACGCATCCAGATATGAATGTTATTGATGCCGTGTGTATGAGTATGGCGGTACCTTTCATATTTGCATGTGGTAAGTACGAAGGTCAAACCTACGTCGATGGAGGTATGAAAGAGGAATTTCCATTGACACCATTTTTTGATAAAAAACCACACGAAGTTACGTGTATTAAAATTATGATGAATCGACAGTATCAAGAAGATATACAAACACCAAAACAGTTTGTTGAAACCCTCGTGCGTTCAGCGCTTTCTAATCGGGTGACTTATGACACACCAATAGAAGTACTTGAGATCAACGTTGAAGATACTGATGTATTCGATTTCAATATGAGTTATGAAGAAAAAGTTCAATTATTTAACAGAGGATATCTGACTACTTAATCACTTTTTTTTGTTAGTTTAAAATATATGACAGACCCGTGTAAAAAGAGCACGAGCGTTAAAGTTCTCCGGAATGTGGTTAAAATCAGAACCGGGAAAACAACCAAACTAACAAAAAAGAAGATTTGTGAAGCATACACCAATATCCAGGAAGGAAAATTGCTGTTGCCACCCCTTATTCTTACCCCAGATAGAACATATCTACTGGATAAGAAATCACCATTTGATTCGAATGATTATGAGAAATTGTTTGATACATCTTCGAGTAGAATAGTCTTAAAGAATTTAGCTGAAAAGATCAATATCAAGAAGGTTGAGGCGTTGACTAAGAAGCAACTCACTGATACAATTCTAAAACGTCTTCAGTTTTTGAATATATCAGAACCCATCAAACTTGGTAGAAAACAAACTTCTAGATCGTCTCCAGTCACAGCAGTGAAAAGAATTACACAACAACGTCCCGCAGCAGTACAAAGTACAGCAGCGAAAGTTGTTTTGATGAGATCGTTTTTCAAAGAACCCACAGCAGTGAAAAAGACCCCCACAGCAGTACAAAGTACAGCAGTACAAAGTACAGCAGTACAAAGTACAGCAGTGAAAGTTGCACCTGAACAGGTTAAGGTTATATTAGGTAACAGAAATTATGACCTATTATTTGATCCGAAAACTAAGAGAGAAGAACTTCTTCGGATAGCCAACAAGGTTGGTGTAGAGAACGCGGATAACATGACGAAAAAGGAATTAATTGAAGCGACCACAAAACGCGTGAGATTTATGAGTAATCGAGGTTTAACATCGAAGAATATAAAAAGTGACGCGAAGGTGCCATTTTTCCCTAAACCCCCTAATCGACCCCCGCCTATAACAACTCCTGCATTTTTACAGCAAAAATCGGGTAGTGCTGGTGGCCCACCGGTCGGGGGACCACCGAGTGGAACACCAAATTTCTTAAAAGGACGCACGGTCGTGCCAATACCCCCACTCCCCCCGACGCCAGGTCCACCGCGACCCCCTAACGTGAAGCCAAACAATGTGAAGCCCGTCGTGCCTAACAGGTCAAACAACAAGGTGCCTAAC